ACCGGAACCGGAGCCGCCTCCGCCACCCACATTTATTGATATGGATCCGCTTAAGGGAATGCGTGACCAGATTGTTCCAAGAAATATTCTTGGTCAATCCTATGATCCAAAAGTGAGAGAGGATTTCGTTAATAAAATGCAGGCTGGCGCGAATATAACAAGTACACCAACCTATCAAATGCCAACATCACCAGTACCGCAAACGCAGTTTGGTGGATATGGACAACCAATGCCAATGGCTCCCCTTGCACCCTATGCAGGGTTAGGCGCGCCTCCGATTCCTCCGATTCCAGCTTCAGAAGAAGAGACTTAAATGGACGCAGTAGGACTGGCATCATACATTTTTAAAAAGATTCAACAATTTGAAGAAGGTCATGTAGAATACTTGACTGGTGGAAATATAAAGACAATGGAGGATTATAAGTTTGTGATGGGTGAGTTATCAATGCTTCGCACCCTTCGTGAAGAGTTAAAAGAAGCGTTGCAATTTGAAGGAGACCCCGATGAGTAATCTGGCTGCAGATGCTCTCGCAACATCGTCATTAACTGACGCATATGTGAGTAACGAAGAACGTGTTTTAGATCCAGAACTTCTGGATAAAACAATTTTAGAGAGAATGCCTAACCCAACTGGCTGGCGTATTCTTGTTTTACCTTATAAAGGCAAAGGCGTAACAGAAGGTGGGATTGTCTTAACTCAAAAAACAATTGAGAAAGAAAGTCTTGCAACTGTTGTTGCTTATGTTTTAAAAATAGGCCCATTAGCTTACCAGGATACTGATAAATTCAGTGGTATCCCTTGGTGTGAAGAAGGCCAATGGATATTGATAGGTCGTTATGCAGGAGCTAGATTCTCTTTAGAAGATGACTCTGAAGTACGGATTATTAATGATGATGAAGTCATTGGGACTATTATAGATCCAGATGACATTAAATCTAATTGAGGTGAAACATGTCAGAACAAACATTAACTGAAGCTTTAGAAGATATCGATGTTGATATTGATTTAAATATCAGCGATGAGGATATAGAACGAGCGGCTCTTCCTGCAAATAAAAGAGTAGAAGAGGAAGTCCAGGATGAATCTACTTATATTGATCTTTCAGAGGAGGAAGTAGACGATATTTCTCCTGTTACAGAAGATGAAATAGAAGAAGATTTTGAGATTAATGAAGAAGATTATGCTGCAGAATCTGAAGCGGATAAAAAAGTAAGAAGTGCTCAGGATAGAATTAATAAAGCTGTCAGACAGGCTAAAGAGCATCATCGTCGAGAATTGCAAGCAGTTCAGTATGCAAGACAGGTGCAGGAAGAAAATAAAAAACTCTCTACCCAGTTTAGAGAAAATAATATTAATTCCGCTGCTCAGAATTTACAGATTCAAGAAAGGTATTCAAAGGAATTTCAAGGCAGGATAGAAGCTCAATCTAATTCTGCTAAAAAAAATCTGCAGAAAGCCTATGAGGCTGGTGATCCTGAAGCAATGGTGGAAGCACAATCCCTTCTTGCCAGAACTGAATCTGATAGAGTTTCTTTAAATCAATACAAGCAAGAACTTGAAAAGTATAAAGAAGATTATAAAAGCTGGGCTGATGCAAATGTAAATGCACCACAAGATCAAGACTATGAAACCCCAGTTGAGAACGTTCAACCGATTTCAGCACCTGATTATAGGGAACCATCGGAAAAAGCCCAAGAATGGGCTGCTGAAAATGAATGGTTTGGATCTGATCGAATTATGACCAATGTGGCGTTTGCTCTCCACGAAGAGTTGAGAGCTGCCGGGCTTGACGTAGAGTCAGATGAGTACTATTCTAAGATTAACGAAAGAATGAGGGAAGTACTCCCTAAGAATTTTAATGATGAATCCGCAGGAAACAGTAAAAAACCCGTCCAAACCGTTGTTTCCGGTACGCGCATAACAGGAAAAGGACGCAATCAAAATGATCGTAGGATTGAATTGTCACCTAGCGAACAAAGTCTTTCAAAAAGATTGGGTGTGTCATTCAAGGAATACGCGAGACAAAAAATGAGGTTGCAAAGATCATGAGTGAAGAGATATCGGAAAAAGGAGCACGGGGATCTAAAAGAACCCCACGAAGTGCTGCCGGTAGAGATTCTAAAAAATCTCGTCAACCATGGCGGCCACCTCAAATATTAGAAACACCAGAACCTCCTATAGGAATGAAGTATCGATGGCTGAGAACGCATATTCGAGGCGAAGCAGACAAAACTAACGTCCACATGAGAATGCGAGAAGGATATGAGGTAGTTCCTCCTTCTGAAGTTGAAGGTTATGATTTACCTACAATTGATGAAGGCACTCATGCAGGCACTGTGGGCGTTGGTGGCTTAATGCTTGGTAAAATTCCAGAAGAAGTGGCAGATGAAAGGAATGCATATTTTCAAAGTCGCACTGAAAACCAGATGAAAGCGGTTGACAATGACTTAATGAAAGATGAACATCCATCTATGCCTATTTCTAATGAGAGGACAAGTAGGGTTGTTTTTGGCGGCTCTAAGAAATGATGAGCTAATTTTTGATTGTGTTTTAAAGGAGAAACTAAATGGCGAATACAGACGCCCCATTTGGACTCCGCTATGTGCGTAATATGCAGGGGAATTATAATTCTTCTGGGCAGTCTCGTTATAGACTAACGACTTCTGCTACGGCCAATACTACTAATGTTTATACGGGTGACATTGTCACTCAAAACACAGGTGGCATTGTAACTCGTATTGCGAGAGCAGATAGTGGGTCCGCAACTACCGGCATTATTGTCGGAGTATTTAATGGTTGTTTCTATACAGATCCTACAACTAGTAAGCCTACATGGAGTAATTACTGGCCAGGGAATGCAGCAACAGATGCAATTGCTTTTATTTTTGATCATCCAATGGATGTTTTTGAAGTACAAGCAGATGCAGCATTTCCACTTGCAGATTTGTTTGGAAACTTTGATATTGTTGATAACAGTGGTACTGGTAATACAGATTCTGGATCCTCTTATATGGAACTAGATGTAAGTACTGGTGCTACGACTGCAACATTGCCATTAAAAGCCCTGGATATATCTGGTGACCCAGAGAATTCAGATGTAAGTTCAGCCAATACTAACGTGCTTATTACTATTCAGAATAGTCTGTTTGGTCAGAAGCAAGTTGGTCTAGCTTAAGGAGTTAATATATGGCTATTTCAAGAGCCCAATTAGCCAAAGAGCTAGAGCCTGGCCTCAATGCTTTATTTGGTATGGAATATGCTCGTTATGATAATGAGCATTCGGAAATCTATGAAACAGAGTCTTCTGATCGAGCATTCGAAGAAGAAGTTCTAATTGTAGGTTTCGGTGATGCGAAAGTTAAGACGGAAGGACAAGGTGTATCTTTTGATAACGCCTCTGAAGGCTTTACTGCTCGCTACACTCATGAAACCGTTGCGCTGGCCTTTGCGCTAACCGAGGAGGCAGTAGAAGATAATCTTTACGACCGCCTTGGCGCTCGATATACAAAGGCTTTAGCCCGAAGTATGGCGCACACTAAGCAAGTTAAAGCTGCCAATGTGCTTAATAATGCATTTAGCACTAGCTATAATGGTGGAGATGGAAAACCTTTGGTTGCCACAGATCACCCTCTAGCTTACGGCGGAACTCTGGCAAATCGGGCAACTACTATGTCTGATTTGAATGAAACTTCGCTTGAAAATGCATTGATCTCTATTTCAACTTTCGTTGATGATCGTAGCATGATCCTGGCCCTGCAAGGGACCAAGTTGATTGTTCCGCCTCAACTTCAGTTTGTAGTTGATCGCTTGCTTGAAACCCCAGGAAGAGTAGGTACAGCAGACAATGACATTAATGCCATCAAGAACATGGGACTGTTACCGCAAGGTTCTGCAGTTAACCATTTCTTGTCTGACACTGATGCATGGTTCTTGCTTACTGATTGCCCTGATGGGTTAAAGCACTTTGAAAGAAGCCCGATTTCAACTTCTATGGAAGGTGATTTCGATACTGGCAATGTTCGTTATAAGGCTCGGGAGCGTTATAGCTTCGGGTTTAGTAACCCACGTTGCGTATTTGGTTCACAAGGCGCGTAAAAAAGGGGGGGAGTATTACTTCCCCCTGATTTTTCTGGGAAAAAATAGCCCTAGCGACTGTCCCAGCAGACGCTTACGAAGACTCTAGGGCCAACCCTTTCGTAAGGAGGAAACCTAATGGCTCAGACGACTTTCGCTGGTCCGATTAGATCGCTCGCCGGTCTTATTAACGCTGGATACAGTGGTGTAGTTAGCTTAACGGCTGATACTACAATTACTGTAGCTTCTCATGCGGGTAGACCGCTTCTCTGTAATGATGCCGATGGCGTATTTACCCTTCCTAGTATTGTTGTTACGGAACCCACCGATAAAGGTGATCCGAGTCAGACAGCAAACTTAGGTGCTCAGTTTACTTTCATAGTCGTTACTGCTGCTACTGATATGGATATTAAAACAGACGGTACTGATAAATTTGTTGGTGGTTCATACACCGGCATAGATGATAGTGCAGCTGGGAAAAGTTTTATATCTGCTGCAGCCAATGATGTGATTACCCAGAACGGAACTACTAAAGGTGGTTTAGCTGGAAGTATTATTCGCATTACTGCTATCGCCAGTGCTAAATATCATGTTGAAGGGCAACTGCTCGGTTCAGGTACTTTAGCCACTCCTTTTGCTGACGCTTAATACCGGTTAACTAAGGAGATGAAAAATGGCAGATGCAGTAACATCACAAACGATTCAGGATAGCGAAAGAAAAGCCGTACTTAAATATACCAATGTTAGCGATGGTACTGGTGAATCAGCAGTCGTTAAGGTCGATGTTTCGGCCTTAGCGTCAAATGCTTCAGGAACAGCTTGCACAGGTGTTACCGTTGCTCAGATATGGTGGCAATGTGTTGGAATGGGTGTTGAACTTCTGTTTGATGCCACAGCCAATGTTCTCGTTATTGGTCTTTCTCCCGACAGCGCCGGTTATCATGATTACACACCATTCACAGGAATACCCAATAATGCTGGGTCTGGTAAAACAGGTGATATTGTTTTTACCACTATTGGGGCAAGTAGTACTGATACCTATACGGTTATCCTTGAGCTAATCAAGGAGTACTAATGGCCACTTCAGGCACAAGAGATTTTGAGCCAGATGTTGCGGAATATATCGAGGAAGCATTTGAACGATGCGGTCTCGAATTTCGTACAGGGTATGATGGGATTACCGCTCGGAGATCCCTTAATCTGCTTTTAGCTGACTGGGCTAACCGCGGGCTAAATCAATGGACAATCCAAAATAGCACTACCACCTTAACTGAAGGTGCGGAATCTATTGATCTTACGGATTCTACTATTGATGTTTTAGATGTTGTAATTAGAAGAACCGAAGGTACAACAACTACTGATATACAAATGGCCCAGGTCAGTCGTTCTGCCTATTGGAACATTCCAAATAAAGCTACGAAATCTAGACCCAGCCAATGGTTCCTTGATAAACAAATTACACCAAAACTTTATATATGGCCTGCATCTGAAAACAGTACTGATCAATTATTAATTAATAGATTGATTAGAATTGAAGATGCTGATGCAAGTGTAAATACTATGGATATGCCATTTAGATTTTATCCATGTTTAGCCGCAGGTCTTGCTTATTATATTGCTTTAAAGAAAGCACCTGAGCGGATTGAAATGCTTAAGTCTTTCTATGAAGAAGAATTTGCAAGGGCATCTGACCAGGACGAAAGCAGAGCATCTTTATTTGTTGCTCCAAGTTTAAGAAATTATAGGAGAGCGTAATGGCTTATGCTTCTGGGAAGTATGCCATTGCAATATGTGATAGATGTGGATTTCGCTACAAATACACAATACTTCGCAAAGAATGGACAGGATTTAGAGTTTGTAAAGAATGTTATGAACCTAAAGAAGCTCAATTAGAACCTCTTCCTCATGTTTCTGATGCCCAGGCTTTACGTTATCCTAGATCTCAATCAAGCTTTACTTCAGGGTTTGGGGTTGTTAGAACCATAGATCCTAATCAAATGATTACTTCTACTGGTGATTCTATTGGATCTGAATTTGAAGGGTCTGAAGGAACTGGAGAAGTAGGAACTGTAACGGTGGTAACAACATGAGCTTTACATATGCAACTTTAAAAAGCGCAGTACAAGATTATTGCGAAACTTCTGAAACTACATTTGATTCTAATCTTCCTGTTTTTATAAAAGAAGCTGAAGAACGAATTCTTAAGAATGTAGAACTTCCAGTATTTAGAAGCAATGTTACCGGGACGGCAACAGCAGATAATCCTTATCTTTCTACTCCCAGTGATTTTTTAGCACCCTATAGCCTAGCTGTAATTGCTAGTAGTGTTTATACATATCTTTTGTTTAAGCACGTTTCTTTCATTAGAGACTATACGCCTAATGCATCAACAACGGGCCTTCCTAAGTATTATGCCTTGTTTGATGATACTACATTTTTATTAGGTCCTACTCCCGATAATCCAAGTGCAGGTGTAGACTATACTTTTGAGCTTCATTATAAGTATAGACCTGCTTCTTTAACTGCAGGGGCTGATTCAGGAACCACCTGGCTTTCAGATAATGCACCGGATGCTTTGCTCTATGGAACACTGGTAGAAGCTGCTACATTTTTGAAGGTCCCAGAAGAAGTAGGACAGTATGAACAAAGATTCCAAATGGGCCTGGAAGGATTAAGGAAATTGGGAGCAGATTATGGATCTAAAGATGAATATAGATACGATATTTCAAGGGGTTAAATTTGTTTAATGTAGAAGTTAAAGCTATTGCTGGGTCTGTCAATGTACAGACTACAGAGAATAGAGGAATGAATGCAGAAGAAATTGCTTTAAATGCAATTGAAAAAATAATTAATATTAGCGAGACAGCAGATCCGATTATAAAATCTCAAGCACACGATTTTAAAGAAAGAATGTATTGGGTGATTGTAATTGCATGTAATCAAGCTATAAAAAGTGATCGAACTACGTTGTATAATTTGTTTAAATCTAATGGTCATAAAGAAATGGCTGAAATATTGAGGACCTTATAATGGCTATTACACAAGCAATGTGCACTTCCTTTAAGCAAGAAATATTGCAAGGAATTCATAATTTTACGAGTGGCTCAGGTGGAGGAACGACTACTACCACCGGAAGTGGGAATGCTTTTAAAACTGCATTGTATACTTCTAGTGCAACAATGAGTGCTTCCACTACCGCTTATAGTACAACTAATGAAATCTCTGGCACTGGCTATACAGCCGGTGGTGCAGCTTTAACTAATGTAACACCGACTACATCCAGCACTACAGCACTTACAGATTTTGCAGACCTTACCTGGTCTAGCTCTTCTATAACTGCAAGAGGAGCCTTAATTTATAACTCCTCTACTGCGGCTGGATCGGCAAATAGAGGGGTAGTTGTTTTAGATTTTGGGGCTGATAAAACATCTACTAGTGGGGATTTTACTATCTCATTCCCTGCTGCTGGTGCGAGTACTGCAATAATTAGGATTGCATAGGATTAACATGTGGCTGACACCATTGTTGCATTTCAGGGATGGAATAGCTCAACCCACGGTTGGGGGGAGAGCACTTGGGGCGGAGATGTCAATGTTCCAGGAGCA